CCTTCGACAGCGACGCGTATCTCGCGGTGGGTGTCGGCGAGAACCAGATTATGGTCTCGACGGACGGTGTCTCGACCTTCGCGGCCATCACGGCGCCCGACGGAGCGGTTGCGGTCAATCCACGCGTGCGTTTCGATCCGGGAATGAGTGTATCGGGGACGATCGGGACCTTCGTCAGCACCGGATGGGAGATTGACGGTGTCGAGGGCATCATCCTAATTCCCCTGAATAGTGGCGGGACGTTTGGCACGCCACGCGTGGCCGTGATTCCGGAACTGTCCCCCACGGTCATTTTGCGCGGAGTCCTGCCGCTGTATGCCGTAGCAACGCCGGGCTGCATCGTGATCGGCATCGACACGGCCGACGATACGAAAATCATTCTCTCCAATGACGAGGGCGTCACCGCTGGGACCGAAGCCACCTACGACAATTGGGTCCTCAAGACGATCGCGGAGGCACCGTTCTAATGGCCATCAAGCACGAAGACTACGTGTGGGTGATTGTCCAGCGTGTGATTAATGGGCAAATCAAGCGGTATGTGGAGCGGTTCGCCTCCCGCCTGGTCGAAGACTATCGACTTGATGGCTTATTTTTAGATTCCTTTGTTAGCTACATTGGGATCAACGAAACAACGACGACCATGACCATCACGACCGGGGGCGCGTGGACGGCGGCGGACCTGCTGACCGTCACAGCAAGTGCTCCAGTCTTTGAAGCGGGCAACGTGGGGAACGGCGTCACGCTCTGGGTACCGTCCGCGGACCCGATTGTCGTTCGTATCGAAATCGAGAACTTCGTTAGCCCGACCGTCATCACCGGGCACATCGTCGCGGTTATTCCGGCCGGCAGTGTGCCGTCTGAATTGCGAAATACGGCCACGGTCTTTTGGTCGCGTGCGGTGGATACCGTCACGGGCTTGGATCATCTCGAGGGCGCGGACGTGGGCATTCTGGCAAACGGCGTACCGCTGACCGGTACCGTTTCGCTCGGGACCGTCACGTTGCCGCAGCTGTATGACGTCGTGCATGTGGGGCTGCCGATCACGGCGGACCTGTGGACGCTCGACTTGGATTCGCCACAAGACGAAATCCGGGACCGCAAGAAGATCGTCCGGACGGCATCGCTCCTCGTCGACCGATCGCGCGGCCACTTCCAAGCTGGACCCGACTTTGACAATTTGGAGACATTCACGCCCGAGGGTGGGGTTGCGCTGGAAACCGACGTCTTCACCGAAGGCGGCGGGGATCTGCTCAACGAAATCGTGGAAGTCCAGCTAGACACCGCATGGAAGAAACCGGGCCGAATCGCAGTGCGGCACACCGAACCGTTGCCGCTATCGGTATTGGGCATCATTCATGAAGGGATGATGGGCAAATGAAGATCCCGCGGCTACTGCATCAAATCTGGGTGGGTCCGCGGCCCGCGCCCGTGAAGTGGCTGGCGACCTGGCGAGAACTGCATCCGCAGTGGCAATACCGCTTGTGGGGCAACCGGGAACTCGTGACGGAACCCTGGGTCAATGAGCGTCACATCCGCGACTATTATCGGCGTGGACGGTTCAACGGCGTCGCCGACCTGATGCGTTACGAAATTCTCTACCGGTTCGGCGGGGTCGTGGTTGCGGCGGATAGCATTTGCCTGCATCCGATTGATGAATTATTCGAGGACGATTTCGAGCTCTATACGATCAACACCGGAGAATACGGCGGGCGGCGGGTGGCCAAGAATCTCGGCAGCACGACACCGCTGTACGCAGCCACTCCGGGGCACGCCTTTACGAAGTCGCTGATTGACGCATTGGCGGGTGTCGCGCGGCTGGCCTCTCCTCCGTGGAGTACCGGGAATCGGTTCATGCAACGGATGCTGAAACGGCTGAAACCGGACATTCAAATCTGGCCGATGCACTTTTTTATCCCCGAACATTTCAACGGCTGGCGTTACACGGGCCCGGACCGGATCTACGCCAAACACTTTTGGGGAACGACGCGCGGCACTTACGCGCAGGGGGCGTAAATGGCACTCGACCCAATATCACTCGCAATTACGGCCTTCGGTGCGGGCATCAACGCGATCGGCCAGTACAAGGCCGGACAACGCGCCAAGCAAATTGGCGAAATCAACGCGCGCTCGATCGACTACATTTCCGATCTCAACGCACGGTTGACGGAACAAGCGGCGGATCAGAATGCGGACGTACTCGCGTTCAACGCGCGCATGTATGAAGCCCAAAGTCGTGACGCCATTCGACGCGGGTACGAAGAAGAACAAGTCTTCCGGCAAGGGACGCAAAAGCTTCTCGGCTCTCAGCGTACCGGTTTCGCCGGGCAGGGGGTCGATGTAACCTCGGGTTCTGCGCTCGATGTCCAGATGGACACGGCCTATCAAAGCGAATTGGATGCGCTCACGATCCGATTGAACGCAAACAGGGAAGCATGGGGATTTACCACCAAAGCCACAAACGAAGAAATGTTACGGACCGCGCTCTTGAAGAACTCCAAACTTCAAGCACGCTCGATTCGCGAGACCGGCAAAGCGGATGCGTTATCGGCTCGGTTGAATGGGCAGGCGGCGGCCTCGGCGGGTAAGTACGGCGCGCTCTCGACGATTGCGGGAACCACGGCCACGATTCTCAATCAGCAATACGGATTTGGGAGGGTGAGTTAATGCCGGTCGTGCGCGGTTATAACCGTCAGGTCACTCCGCAAGCAGCGCCCGCCGTCGAACGGACAACCGTTCCCGGCGTCCAGGTCCAGACGCCACAATTGAATGTCCGCACATCTCCCGATCAGTTCGGGGCGCAGTTCGGCGAGACCGTCTCCCGCATCGGGTTTCAGATGCTCGAAGCGCAACGCGTCAAAGCGGACGAAGCGCGGCTGGATTCTGAAGAACGGGCCTTGCAGGAGTGGGAACTCTCGAATCTGTACGACCCGCAGAAAGGCGCATTCTCGAAACGCGGTAGCGATGCGCTGAACCTCGGGCAAACGGTCGAACACGATTTCGACCAGTTTGTGTCCGAACGCCGGCAGACCCTCGGCAATGAGCGATTGAAAACGGCGTATGACAGCATGACGCTGCGGCGGCGGGGTCAAATCCTCGTCAACACGTTCCGGCATGAAGCCGCGGAAACGGAGAAATTCCAAATTGGCGAATTGGTCGCCGGTCTCTCCAATCATCAATCCTTAGCGGCATTGAACGCGGGCGACCCGGTACGTGTCTCCGATGAACTGCAAGGGGTACGGGAAAGCGCGGCACGCCTCGCGCAAATGAACCGACTAGGACCTGAAGCCACGCAACAACTCATCGACGCCAAAGCGTCAGAAGCCCACCGTGGCGTTATCGATCAACTCGCGAAACAGGGCTATCAAAAGGCGGCGCTCTACTATCAGGCGAACGAAAAGGAAATCATCGGTGCCGACCGGGAACACGTCAGCCAAGTCCTGAAGGAAAGCACACTCCGCGGCGAATCGCAGCAAGTCTCAGATGCGATCTGGCGGGAACGTAAACCGGAAAGCTTCAGCGAAATCGACAGCCTCGTGCAAGACATTGCCGACCCGGATGTGCGGGACAACGTTCAATCGCGACTGCAATCCCGCTTACGCGCACAGCAACAAGACGAGACCGATGCCCGGCAGGCCCGCGGGGCAGAAGCCAAAGCGCAAATCGACGCGGCCATGCAAGGGCTGTTGAACGCAATCGATTCCGGACACCCGCGCGACATGGTCGGGGTGCATCGGTTGGTGGATAAGGTCGCGCCGGGACTGTGGACGCAGTTGGATGAAAAGCAACGCAACGCCCTCGAAAGCTACGCCGGCAAGTTGCAGGAGGGCAGCGGGACTATCAAAACCGATACGCCGTTCTGGATCCGGTTGCGACAGCAAGCCTCGACGAATCCGCAAGAATTCCTGAAACAGGATCCGTTGCAATGGCTCTCCAAGTTGAGCCCGTCCGACGTTCAGGAAATGGTGAAGCTACAAGACTCCATCCGGAAGGGTGACGAGAAAGAAGCCAACAAGGCACTCGACGACTTCCGCACGGAACGGCAGGTCATCGACAACACGCTCTCGACAATGGGGATCAATCCGAGTCTGAAGGAAAACGACGCGACCGTTGCGCGGGTGCATCAAATCGTCGGCGAACAAGCGGGCGCATTCTCGCGACTGACGGGTAAGAAACCGAACAACGACGATCTGCAACGCATCGTCGATAGTGTCGTGAAGACGAATTACACCGTGAAGGGCTGGATCTGGGATTCCGAAAAGCCGCTCGTGGGCGTGACCATCGCCGATATTCCGTCGAAGGATCGGGCGCAAATCGAGGACGCCCTCCGGAAGGCGAACCAGGCCGTGAGCGATAACGCGATACTCGACCTCTTCATCCGGACGCAGCAACGGCTGAAGAAAAAGTAAAGGCACGGATGCCGACACCATACGAAGAACTGGTCCAGGGACCGCAAGAGCACAACCCCTACGCGGACACGCTCGAGGAGCAAAACCGGACCGCTGAAACCACACTGAAAGCCGCACAGCGTCAGGCCGTGCAGCAATCTCCTGAGCGTGCAGCGGAATCGCAAAAGCTCTCTCAGCGGACAGGCCTTCCGGCCGATCTTATCGAACGCAACTTCGAAGACATCAAGAAACGCTCGCAGGTCGTCGACACCGACTATTCGAAGATGCTGCGGGAAACTCCAAAAACCGCAGACTTCCTCTCCAATCCTGAAAATGCGGCAATTGCTCAGGATGATCACGCGCAGCTGGGCGTTATCGAAAAGCTGGTGCGTTCTCTCGGCGCCGGTCTGTACCAGGCCATCCCTGGATTCTCTGGGCTCCTCGAAGGACTCGGACGCGCGGCGCCCTATCTGACGCCGGCGGAATCGCTCGATGCGATCTCCGCGCGGGAAGCCGCACAAGAGAACCTGAAGCAGAATCCCCGATACACCGACCCGTTAACTCAGGCCATCGGCGACCGGCGCAAGCTGCAAGAAGCAACACTGCAAAGCATCCGGGGCAACCGGGAAGGCGAGGGCGGATTCGCGCGCGCGGTCTACTCCGGCGCCGAATCCATCACCCAAATGATTTCTCTGCTGCCGCTCTCTCTGATTGGCGGTGAAGCGTTGGTACTGGCCGGCATGGGTGCGACGACTGGCGGCCAAGCGATGTCCCAGGCTGGCGATCAGGGGGTCGAACCGCTGCGGGCCTTGGAATTCGGCGCCGGGCAGGGATTGATTGAAGCCGGGACGGAGCTCCTGCCGGTCCACTTCGCGCTGGATCAACTGAAGATCGGCGGCAAATTCAGCACGTTTCTACTGAAAGAATTGGGCTCGGAAGTCGCGGGTGAAGAGACCGCCACACTGTTGCAGGACCTCAACGAGTGGGCCGTCCTTCCCGAGAACAAAGATAAGACGTTCCGCGATTACCTCGCCGATCGGCCGGGCGCGGCCGCGGAGACCCTTGTCGCGACGCTTGTGGGCACGCTCGGTTTTACCGGGTTGACGCATGCCGTGAGCCGGGCCGTCCACGGGAAAGCTCCGCAGCAGGTCGCGCTCGAACAATTAGGGGAAGCGGTCAAAGCGTCGAAAACCGGCCAGCGGGTACCCGAAGCCCTTCAGAAATTCCTAGGACAAGCTTCCGAAGACGCGCGGGTGTACCTACCGGCGGAGGAGCTGCGGCAGTTCTTTCAGGATCAAAAGATCGTGCCGTCGCAGTTCATGGATCAGGTGACGGAGGGCGGCGCGAGCAAGTATCAGGAGGCTTTAGCGGCCGGGCACGACGTCGAACTACCCCTCAGCGATTTCGCGACGAAGATTCTGACGGGGGAACATGCCGAGGCCTTCAATCAAATGGCGCGGGTCGGCTCTCCGGAAGCGATGAATGCACGGGAGTTAGACGAACTCGCCAAGCAGGAAACACCCGAATCGACACCCGAAACGACCCAAGCCCCAGTGGATCGGATCCGGGAGGACCTGACCGGCCAATTGACCGGATTAGGCTTCCAACCGGAAGCGGTCCAAGCCTATGCCTCGTATGAAGCCGCCAAATTCCAACGCCTGGCGGAACGTGCCGGCGTGGATCCGTTCGAACTCTATCAACGCTATAACCTCAAGATTGCACGGCCGCTTCCGGAAATCCTCCGAAATCTGCCCCAAACCGACGTCAACCTCGACACCCTAATCGATCGGTTACGGTCGGGCGCCGAACCGTCCCAACAGGAAATGTTTGGCAAGTCGCTACTCGACTTCCTGAAGGAAAAGGGCGGGGTAAAAGATGAAGGCGGGGACCTGGCCTCTCGCGAGCCCGATAAGTCCCTAAAGCCTTTCGAAAAGCGATTGATTCAACCCAAAACCGGGTTACCGCTCGATCGGGCGCGCGAGCTGGCCGCCGAAGCGGGCTATCTGGACAAGCAAACTTCGATTTCGGATTTCCTCGACGTCATCGAAAAGGAACTCCGCGGCGAACCGGTCTTTGCGCAAGGGCAAGAAAACCCGCAGGCCATCACGGACGCGCAAGCCCTTGACGAATTAGGCCAATACCTGAAGTCTCGGGACATCGATGTTCGCAATACGGACAACGCGACAATCAAGCAGTTGCTCCAGGAGGCCAGCGCGCCCGCAGAGGGTCCGGCGTTTGGGCAGTTCCCCCTACCTTTAGATGATGCGTTCCAGAAGTACCTGGGGCAGGTCCGGCAATCCGGGGGCGAGCCGGCCGTAAAACTCATCGATGAAGTCCGAAAAGGGGGACCGCGGCAGGGTCTCGCATTTCAAATGCTCCTCGAGGCGGCGCCGGACGTGGATCACGAACCACTACGGCAGGTGGTGGCGAAAGCGCGGAATGGACTCTACCAAACCCTCAACCTCGACCAACGTGCGCGTATCGTGTTCGGCGACAACGGCCCAACGATTGAACTGTTGGAAAAGGCCGACCTTAGTTCATTTTTGCACGAGATGGCGCACTTCCACTTGGAAGCCATCGGCGACATTGTCGACGAACTGAAAGGCAAAGAGGGACTGACTCCCGAACAGCAAGGGCTTGTTGACGACTACCAGAAGATCCTCGATTGGCTCGGGGTGAAGAACCGTTCCGAAATCGGACGCGAGCAACATGAACAGTGGGCCCGTGGCAACGAAGCCTATTTGCGGGAAGGCAGAGCGCCGTCGCCCACACTGCGGCGGATCTTCAACCGATTCGCTTCCTGGCTGCGGTTCGTCTATCAGGAACTCACTCAGTTAAACGTCCACCTGACGGACGAAGTCCGGGGCGTGATGGACCGCCTTGTGGCCTCGGACACCGAAATCGAACAAGCCCGGCAAGAGGCGGGAATCCTCGCGCTCATCGAAGATCAGGGCCAAGCCGAACGCCTCGGACTCTCCCCCGACGAACACCGCGCTTATAGGGACACGTTGCAGAAGGCCCGCGATGCCCAACAAGAAAAACTCAGAAGTGAATATCTCGATGAATATTCACGGTACCAAACGGAGTGGTACCAAGCACGACGGGCGGAAGTCCGCGAAGCCGTGGCTCAAGAGGTCCATTCTCAACGCGAGTACATCGCACTGTCTTTTCTGCAAGACGGAACACTTCCAGACGGGTCGGCCCTCCCGAACGGGATTGAAGGTTTGAAGCTCAATGCCGGATCGCTCGAAGCGACATACGGGAAATACAAAGACTCCTCCGTGATGCAGAAGTTGCGCAAACTCGACGTGTACCGGCGTGAAGGGGGACAGTCGGCGGACACGATCGCGGACCTGCTCGGGTATTCCTCGGGTGACGAACTGGTGCAGGCCCTCGTGAACGCCCGCCCGATGGATGAATTGATCGACGCGGAAACGAATGACCGGATGCGGCAAAGCTACGGCGACATGCTGACGGACGGAACTGCGGCAGAGAAGGCCAAAGAGGCGGTGATGACAGTCGGCCGCTCGGAAGTGATCGAAGCGGAAATGAAAGCTCTCGCGAAGAAGGCTAAGGAAGTCGCGCCGTTTGTCAGTCTTGCCGTTCGTCAAGAAAGACTTGCCAATCGTCAAGAGCGCGCGGCCGGCCTGCGGGATCTCCGGACCTTCATTCCTTCCGTGGCTCTCGCGCGCGACGTCGCCGAAAAACGTATTACGGAAATGCGCGTCCGGGATATCCGGCCGGGCCTCTACTACACCGCAGCGCGCCGGGAGTCGATGGCGGCAATCGAAGCCACCAACGCGGGCGACTTCGTGAAAGCCCTCGCGGCCAAACAAAAAGAACTCATCAATGTGGAGATGTACCGGGCCGCGACGGAGACACAGAAGGAAGTCGAAAAGATTCGCCAGTACATGCGCACCTTCGATAACACCGACAAGCGCGGGCGCATCGGCAAGGCCGGCGAATCGTACCTCGATCAAATCGACGCGTTACGGGAGCGGTTCGACTTCGGGAAGATCACGCAAAAGCAAATCGATCGGCGGGCGTCGTTGCTCGATTGGGTTGCGGATCAGCAATCCAAGGGGTTGCCGGTCAACCTGCCGGCTGAACTACTAAACGAAGCGCGGCGGAAGAACTACAAGGACATGACCGTCGAAGAACTGCGCGGATTACGGGACGGCGTCGCCATGATCGAACACTTCGCACGGTTCAAAAACAAGCTCCTGAAGGATCAGGCCAAACGCGAACTCGAGGCCGCAGTCGGCGATATGGTGACGTCGATCGACGGCAATTCGAAGGGGCCACGCGCGCGAAAGTTCGAGGTGCGCCTTCCGCAAGATCGCCTGGCGCGAACCGTCTCCAGCTGGTTCGCTGCGCATCGCAAGCTATCGTCGTTCCTCCGCGAGATGGACGGGTTCAAAGACGGCGGGCAAATGTGGGAATCGATCATGCGGCCGATCAACGAAGCGGCCAACGATGAAGCGATCGAGAACGCGGCCGCAACCCGGCGCCTGGCGGAAATCTTTGATGAGGCATTCGCCGGGCAGGAGTCGGACCTATACCGTAAAACGTATATTTCTGCGATCAACGGCAGCCTGTCGAAGATGGGTCGAATCATGGTCGCGCTCAATTGGGGTAACGAGGCCAATCGGCAACGGCTCCGCGACGGCCACGGTTGGACCGATCAACAGGTGCAAGCGATCCTCGAAACGCTCTCGGAAAAGGATTGGAAGTTCGTCACCACAACCGCGGACTTCATCAACTCCTACTGGCCGCGGATCTCCGACAAGCAACAGCGCGTCGAGGGTGTGCGACCGGAAAAGGTCGAAGCTTCTCCGTTTTCTGTGAAAGTTGAGGGGAAGACGATCAACCTGCCGGGGTGGTATTTCCCCATCAAGTACGAAGGGCAGTTGTCCGCTCGAGCCTCCTCGGATCTCGAGGGCAGTTTCGCGGACAGCATCAAGAAAGCCTCATATGCGCGAGCGACAACACAACGGGGACACACGGAGGCGCGCGTCGAGAACGTGAAAGAACCGGTCCGTCTCGATTTCGGAGTCATCACCGAACACTTGCAGCAAGTGATCCACGACCTGACGCACCACGAAATGCTGATCGACGTCGGACGGCTGCTCTCGAACCGGAAGGTGCAGGACGCCATCTACAACTTCTACGGCAACGATGTCGTCTACGAAAACATCAAGGGCGTCATTCGGGATGTGGCCTGGGGCAACATGCCGGCGCCCTCCTGGTACCGGCCATTGAACGCGCTGCGGCAGGGGGTCGTTACCGCCTCGCTCGGTTGGAACCTCGTCACGTCTGCACTTCAGCCGTTCCAGGTCTCAAATGCAATGGTCCGCGTTGGGCCGAAATGGGTCATGAAGGGCTTTACTCGCTGGGCGCGAAACGCGGCGAGCATGGAGTCGACGGCCAAGTGGATCGAGGAACGTTCCGAATTCATGCGGACTCGCGGGCAAACTCAATTCCGGGAGATCAACGAAATCCGCAATCGGGTCGGACTCGACCGCGGCCGCGTCTCGGGCTGGATTCACGATTCGCTGCACAAGCTCGGCGTCGACGCGCAGCACATGCCGGCGATCGCCGACTCGTACTTCTACCTGATTCAGAAGGCGCAGCAGATCGCAGACATTCCCACCTGGTTGGGTGCGTACGAAAAAGCGATGGACGGGGGCGAGACCGAGGACCGCGCCGTCGACATGGCCGACCAGGCGGTGATTGATTCGCAGGCCTCCGGTCACATCAAGGACCTGGCGGCCGTCGAGCGGCGGCCGCTCTTGAAAATCCTGACCACGTTCTACAGCTACAACAACCTGCTGCTGAACCAGGCGTACGAAGTGGCGAAGAAAAACGAAGGCGTCACGCGAAAGCTGATCGACGCCAGCCTTCTGATGTTCATCCCTTCTGCGATCGCGTTCTTCATCCACGGCCTGGCCGGCGGATTCGATGACGACAAAGACATGGCCGAGCAGCTCATCCGGCAGGAGCTCTCGGACCTTTTTGGAATGATGATCGGCTTACGAGAACTCTCCGGGCCGATCCAGGGCAGAGACTACGAAGGGCCGGCAGGAACGCGTTACGTGACAGCGATTGCAAAGACGGTCAAACAGGTTGGACAAGGCGAGGCGGATCCGGCGTTCTGGCGATCGCTGAATCAGACGGGCGGCGTGTTCTTCCACTATCCCGCGACGCAGGTGCAGCGGACGGCGGAAGGGATCGAGGCGCTGTGGTCGGGAAAGTCTCAGAATCCGGCAGTCCTGCTATTTGGACCGCCGCGACAGTAGCAGCTACGCAGTCCCCTGCTGTTCGCGCCACGCCAAGTACCGCCAGAGTTCCGCCGCGTGCAAGCGTACAGTTTGCTGCATCTTTTCGAGCTCTCGGGCTTTCGAGATGATTTCGCCTTTCGTCATTTGCTCGATCGGTACGATGCACGGCTGGCCGTCGCGGACAATGGAGTAGCGCTCCTGAACGTATTGAAATCCTGGAAGCTTCGGCTGGTCTTCTCCGTCCTCAGTCTCAGTCAGCTTGTGCTTTCGGATTTCATTCCGAACAAGACTGCGAGTGTGTCCAAAAGCGCAGACCACGTAGAAATCTTTGTCTTGACCAGTGATGCCCGGATGTCGAGTTATGATCGACTGACTGAGCCACTCGGCCCGCACCTCAATCCTCTGTTGCAGCATTCCATCGATCACTTCCTTGATTTCGTTAACCAGATCCTTCTCCGAATACATCAGTCCTCCAGTTCTGAAAAAAGTTGATCCATCCAGCGCTCGATCATGTCGATGTGGCGGCGAATCGTATTGCACTCGTGGGCGCGCGCTCCTCGCGCGACGGCCGCAGCTGAGGCTACTAAGGTAAACTCAGCGAGCCGACGCAACTGGTCCTGCCCATCAGTCGAAATGCGAAAGTCTTCAGGATCGATTCCTCCGAGATCGACTGGCCGCGATTTCTTTCCTTGCTCTGCAAGGGCGGTGACCGTTGGGGGCTGCTCAGATTCAACGGCCGTTTCGAATTGTTCGGCTGGAATGTTGGCGACGCGGACGGCGGTTACTTGCTGCCGCTCAGACAGGCCCGCGTCACGAGCAGCCTGCTTCTGTGAAGTGCTAAAACTGTCGGCACCGTCAGTTTTAGGTAGATTGCGTCCGTCACGCGCATCAAACGTCTTCAGCAGTTCTCCGCACCTTCGAATCGCTCGCGCCTGGATCCGATCCGCCATTTTTCGTAAGCCGTCATCCTTCGCTTGCTTGGCATAGCTGGCGAGGGCTTCGGCCTTATTCGCCCAACTCTGGCACTCGTCGATCGCCGAGCATTGCGCGAGGGCCTCCTTCGCGCGCTCGTAAACGGCGGGCAACTTCGCATGACTGATTGAGGGGAGATTGTTAGGTAATTCGATAATGTTCAAAAAACCTCCGGAGACTTCACCCTACGTAGCCGAAGCCTCCGGAGTCTCTAAAGGAAAGAACCGAAAACGGTCTGGTTAATCCATCAAACGTGAAGTGCCCGCTTTATCAAGTCGGCAACGGGCTGCCGTTTCGCTCACCGTCCGGAGACCATTTCGGACGATGCGCAAAACTCACGATGTCTTCTTCCCGAGCCGATCGCACTCATACAGGACCGTTCCTTTGCGAAACGCGATCTTGTGCGGGTACTCCGGATTCGGCCAGGCGTAGAGGTCCGCTTTTGCAATCTCGATCGCGATGTAGCGGTCCGATCGATCACCATCCCGGAACTCGTCGCAGAAGTGCGGGCGGGAACAGGCATGAAACTTACCAGCGCCACATTCCTGGTCGGTTGGTTTCCACTTCGGATGTTCCAGGGTCGAGCCGATAGCCCACGTCGTTTCCCACTTCTCGCGCTCTTGGGTCTTGAAATCTTTCGAGACTCGTTTGTAGAGGATGACCGTTTCGGCTTCGTCGATACCCTGCTGGTCGAGCCAGCCGTCCGTGCCTTCACGAAATTCCGGAGTGATGATCGTTGCGGTCGTCGACTTCTTGGTGACCTTACCCTTGGCGAGGATGAAGCAGACGGCAAACATGAAGAGCACGACAGACGCGAAGTCGGATTGAAGGTGGACGGCGACGCAGCCCCACGCCTCGACGCTGGAATTCTCCCGCGCCACGACGCTGGAATTCTCCCGCGCCACGACGCTGGAATTCCCCCGCGCCACGACGCTGGAATTCCCCCACGCCTCGACGCTGGAATTCCCCCACGCCACGACGCTGGAATTCCCCCACGCCTCGACGCTGGAATTCCCCCGCGCCACGACGCTGGAATTCTCCCGCGCCACGACGCTGGAATTCCCCCGCGCCTGGCGCACGATCAATCGTGCGCCAGGGGGAGTCTCTTTGATCACAATGCGCGTGTACTGCTCAAACGATGCCGGCAGCGCGTCCAACTCTTCTTGGGTTTTGACAATGATCTCCTGACTCATCGGGCTCCTAAGTTCTCGCCCTGACGCAGGGCGGATAGATACATCTCCAAGAAACGGATCTGTTCCAGGTCGAGGTCGACGTTATAGCGCTCTTCGAAAGCTCGCCGACCGATGCGGTGATATTCCATGTGCAACTTTGGCGATAGGGGGACAGTGCGATAGTCCGAGACTTTCGATCCAGTCTTGCCGCCTCCAGGCGGTACCACGTGATGCGGTTCCGCCGCGCAATAAGTGACAACGCAGGGCTGACGTCGAATAAAGCGCAAGTAATCGGCGTCTTCCATGCGTACAGGCTTCGGAAAGGCCGGCACCGTGGCGCTCATGCCGGAACCGCCTTGGAATCCTCACGCCGAAGATACGAATCGAGCCCCATCGTCCGCACGTACCGCAGGAGCTCGCGCACGAGCAGCTTCACGTCGCTCTCGAGCGTGGGATAGGGAAACAGGTTCATCGAGTCGATCGACTTCAACGTGAGCACGTCGTCATCGACTTCCTTCAGACACGCGATGTGATACGTGACCATGTTGGCCTCGTACAGCATCATCATCACGCGCCACTGGTAGGAGTCCATGTACTTCTCGGCATCGAAACTTCCGCCCAGCGGCGCCTTGAATTCGGAAATGTGCAGGCCGGCGATGTGGTCCGCCTTCGAGACAAGCACAAGCTGGTCACCCTCGCGGGTGACGCCGATCGAACGCGCGACCTTCGTCTCGAAGACACCGCCAGGAGTGAGGCGCTCGAGCACCGCCTCGATGGCCGAGGGAGCGAAACGGAATCCGTTGCGCTCGTAGACGCCCTCGAGGCTGAGCTGTGGATGCTCGAGCAAATAGTGGTAGGCGTGCCCCACACGCATGTTGACGGTCTGAGGCACGTACGCCCCTTTGATGGCCGCGATCAGACGCGCTTCCCAGCAGTTCTCGCAGTAGCAGTCGTCGACCTTGGCCTTCGCCTCATCGTGGGGGAACGCGTCGCCGGCGTAGAACAGACGGAACGACTCGAGCAGTGTGGCGGAGATCCGGAGGCTCACGACGCCACCAAGTCTTTCTGTTCCGGCTGCTCAACGACTCGATGCTTCGCGAGTGACTTTTCGAAAGCCTCGCGCGTTACGCCGAGATCTGTCGAGAACTCGGAGCGGATAATGCGCCGGACCTTGTGGCGATGACAACCGCAGCAAAGCCCAGGAGCGGCTTTTTTACATCGGCAATTCGCGCCGCAGATTTCGCACTTCACAGCACACCTACCAATCTCTCTTGTTTGGGCTGGGGCGCCGGCTCGGCGAAGCTGGACTGCTCGCGGTTATAGATCAGACCGCGCTCTTTCCCGCAATCGAGAAGGATCTTCGCGACCTGCGCCTGCACCGGCTCTGCCAGGCCTTTCACCCTCGGAACGGCGCGGTTGAATTCGTCGACCGTCCGATAGGTCTGGATGTCCGCGCGCCAGTCGTCGACCTGCAGCGCCACGCCGGCACTTGCCTCGCTGGCTTTCCCCAAAGCCTCGCGGCCCATCTGAAAAAGTTGCGTCATGAACGTCCGCGCCTTTTCGGGAGCGGGTACATTCCAGGCCGGCCACTGCGCCGGGTTTTTGCCGAACCACTGGTCCGTTGGATTGAAGTCGAGCGTGCGCTGCTTGCCGTTCATGTAGACGTAGCCGACGAAATCCGCCAGACGCATGATTTCGTCGCGGCTGCCGCCAGCGATATCGGGCCGCATGTACACGCGGTCGTCGCTCTTGTCCTCTTTTGAGTGGGCGATCATCAGCACGTTCTTCCCGCGGTTCCGCAAATCGGAAAGGAACTTCGCGAAGTGCCGTTTCAGCGCTCCCCATCCTTGCTGCGTCGGGCCGGCGGAATTTCCAAACTTGGGCGTGTCCTCGATGATGAGAGAGGACATCGTGTTCACGGCGCCGCCCACAGTGTCGAGAACCACCGTCCGGTACGGATCGAGGATGGAGAGATCGGCTTCGAGCGCCCGCTGCTGGGCAACGGTCAGCACGGGCAGCGACGGTCCGCGGTTCACGGCTCGGGCGTGTGCGCTCTCCGAGTCGTAGTTCAGGACGATCGGGTCGTCGGCGGAAAATCCCAGCGAGGATTTGCAAATACCCGGCTGGCCGACCAGAAGAAAGATCGGATGTTCAACGACGATCAACTCGGTGGGCAGAATGATGCGTAACGGGGATTGCGATTCGGGTGCGGGGTTCATATCATTGGTCTCCTTTTCAGTTGGTTTCTGCGTTCAAACGCCGGCCGCGCAAACGGCCGGCGAAACTCTTCAGGCCGTCTTACAAGACAAGGTCCGGCAAATCGTCGCCGCGCTGGTCGGCTTTCATCCGCTTCACGTCCTGGACCAGCCGCAACGACTGCTCCAGCTGACGCTCCAAACTCGCACCGGGAATCGCTGTCACCGGCGCAGGCTCGCGCAGTCGATCCGCGGCCGTGAGCAAGTGCCAGGTCGCCGCTTTCGTGCGATCGCGCTCGGGGCCTTGCGGGGTTTCGTCTTCGAGAAAGACCATCAGCGACGCGATGGATTCGATCATCTCGACGTAGGCGGTGCGTTTGGTGCGACGTTCGATGTGGTTCACAAGCCCTCCTTATTCCCGCGTTCTTGCCATTGCTTCACGCGCTCGGCGATCTGCCGTTGTTCTCCCGTCACCATGCCAATCCAGAACGCGGCCCAGGCGGTGGCGAAAAAAGCCATGAAGAGCAGCACGTACACGTCGGCGTAGCTCATGGCCGCCTCCCGCGCTCACGGCATTCGTCGCAGACGTGCAGCTCGCCGTGATACCCCACGCTCGGGTCGTCATCATTCACGGTGTGCAATACCTCGACGGGCTCGCCGCAGGCTTCGCACTCGCGCAGGTTTTCGTCTTGGTTGTGGGTGAGTTCGGAGCGGTCCATGATCGGATCGTCCAATTGAGCGTTGCTGTGAAACGATTGGCTGTAGAACCAGGCTCTGGCGTTCATTAGTTGCTCCCAAGAAATCGGTAGCCCTTCAATTGGGCTGCTTCTCTTTCCGCGATGGTCCTCGCTTCGTGCCGCGTCCCAGCGGCAACGACGAACTCGACGCGCACTCGCGGCAGATCGCGTCGTTCAAAACTCAAAAAATAGGTGCGCATATTGCGTTCTCCTTTGTGTATTCCGTAAAGTACGCTGCGTACTTTATAGAGTCAACAAGAATTTTTAAAGAAAAAGCGAACGTGCCGGAGGTTTGTCGATGTGATAGGTTGCGCGTGCTTATGACGGCGACGAGTTTTGTGCTTACGGGACTACTGCTATTAAGCTCGCAGACGAAGTCGATTCCCGACCCACCGCCTGGATTTGTGCGCGAGAACAATCCGTATGATGAGACGCTCCGCAGAATTGAGGAGCGCGACGCTAAGCTAACCCCGGAAGAGAGGGAGGCGGCGCGCGAGAGCCTTCGCAGAGAGCAGGAGCGCCTTGACCGTGAACGGCTAAATCAGCAGATTGGCGCGCTCGCAGTGCTGATCATTGGAGGCGCTGTGGCTACGCTTGGTGTGGTTATTGTTTGGCGCCGATATTCTGGGCCTGTCGTCATGAAATGGTGCGGGCGCGTCGGGCTGACCGCGGCCGTGCTCGTACTCGCTCAACTGTTAGCGACCGGGTTTTTCGATGTGGATCGAGACCAAAGCTTCCTCTTTGCGGTTGCCGCCACTGCCGTCATCGTCTTTCTCTATGCGCGAATCGCGAAGCGTTTCCACCTGTGACGCATTACTTCGTTCGCCGCGACAATCTGCGTTGTTGGCAGAACGACATCGAACTGGTCTCATACCGCTCGTGCAGCAAACCGCGATAATCGACGGGGCGTGACGTTCATCTCTTGCTGTGCCGACGCTGAGTAGCCTTCCATGCGCTGAGCGCCACCACACGCCCCGTCATCCCGCACGTTTTGGCTTCTTCTTATCCACTGACAGGTCACCTGTATGCGTCGCGTCATGCTCGGAGTCCTGGGATTCCGGCCGCGGCTCCGATGTGAATCGCAGCAATGTGTATCGCAGCGCATCAATTGCCCGCTCGTTGCCGGAGTCCACGATCGCCTTCACCATCCAGAACAGATCGGGGTGCGGTGTACGCCCGCTCGGCTCCTTAAATAAGTCTTCAAATGTGAGGCCGCAGGCCAGAATCGCCTTTTCGTATTCGTTGATCTGAAAGTTTTGAACACCCTTTTCGACGTTGTCGATCCAGGACCGGGAGGTCCCTGCCTTTTCGGCGAGGGTTGTCGAATTGAGTCGCGCCACGTTCTCGCGAGCGAATTTTAACTTCTTGCCTAAGAGTTGCCGGGCGCCGCTCATGTTCTCGATGGAGCACGTTAGCTACTCTTCGGGCGTAGTGGTGTAAAAATTTTCTGTTGCACTCATTGAAATACGAGCGTACCTTATCGAGTGCAATGACCAAACAAGCAGACACTCAACAAATCGTCGCCGAGAACATTCGGCGTTTTCGTGAAGCGTCTGGCAAGACGAAGACGGAGCTGTGCGCGTCGATCGGAATGTCGCGCGCATTTTGGGATGACGTCGAAAACGGCACAAAAGAACCGAGCGTGTCGACGCTCGAGCGGATCGCCTCGGCGCTCAGTACTACGGTTCGCGAGCTCGTGACTGAGCCGGAGCTCGCCTTCTCCCAATCCGCCGTTCCGCCGGCAAAGCCCAAACGAAAGAGAGCCTCATGACCGACGTGCAAATCGACAACATCTTCACGTACCACGCCCCGCACGGAAACCAGGCGGCGCGCTACGAAGAGATCCGGGAGGCAGCGCGACATTTCGCGAAGCTGCTGAACAAGGCGTGTCCGGAGTCTCGCGAGAAATCGATCTCGATCACAAAGCTGCAAGAGTGCGTGCAGATGGCGAACGCGTCGGGATAACGGTCTCCTCCAAGCCGTCCCTTGGGACTGGCTCTAAAGAGAGCAGCCGCTTTTGCCGGTTGTAGCGGTGGAGAAGAAACAACCGAGCGCGTCCCATTGAAAGGGGTGATTCGTGGCCTTTCAGATCCGGGTCGATGTCTACGTCCACATGGTTCCCCCCGAAGCGGATCCGGATACCGAAGTACAGATCCAGCGCATTCGGGGAATCGAGCAAGTTGTCCGTCAATTGTCCGCGCAGCTCACTACGGCTGTCGCGGACGTCAATCCTTCATCGAATCGTCCATCCAGGAGAAAACGCAAATGAGTGCATTGTCTGATGCTGTAGACGCCTTGGAATCCGCAACGAATGATGACCTGGCGCCCGCCGTCGATGCCGCGGTAGAGGCGTTAACTGACGTGTCGACTCAGGTCGGCCGCGTGGGTGCCGTTACTCAGACGGTCGCCGATTCGGCGGCAGCGCTGAATAACGCCGTGAATCCGCCAGCGACCACAGCAGCGCGCCGAGTGCGGCGGTAACCGTCTTCGGGCGTCGCACCACAGAGCGCCCCTACAAGCAAATGCCCGGCGTTGGGTGCGCCGGGCGGAATCGTCAATGTTCAAGCGGTCCTAGTGATGATAGTACACCAGAGGCCGCGTCCAGCTTGGGTCCCGGACGCATGATTGGAAAACGCATCGCGTTAGAAGTTATTCCCAACCAGGCCCTCTTCAGCCTGAAAGCCGCCGCCCAATTCCTCGGAATCAGCCCCAAGGCCCTTCGCGAAGACACAGACCGCGGATTGATCGACTGCTACGAGTTTCATGGCCGGCGGACATATAAGCTCGAGGATTTGGAATCCTTGCGCGCTTCGCTTGCGCGGTGGGAGAATCGCGAGCGCCAAACACCAGCATCGGCGGCATCTTGAAAGGAACCGTCAATGTCCGAAGATGACCGCAATATTCTCGAACGTCGCGGCCGGATTGAACTATCGAAGTACTGGCCCGACGAGACGCGGTTTCGCCGCGTCTTTCCCACCAAAGCTCTCGCCCGCCAGATGCGATCCCAAATCGAAGCCGCGATCGCCACTGGGACCTGGCGGCAGTTGAAAGAAAAACTCTCGAGCAAAGAGGATCGTGAGGATCTCACGCTCGAGCAGTTTTCAAAAGTGTTTCTCGAGCACTGCCGCAAGAAGAACCGGCGGTGCGATTTCCACGAAGAAGAAATTGACCGCTTTTTGCCGATCGTCGGCAAAGTGCGGCTCAAGCAGTTCAGCCGCGCCGATGCCGTCCGCCTGCAGCAATGGCGAGCGCGATCGGTCGCCGGGCCCACCGTTAATCGCATGATGGACGTTCTGTCCTCCATGCTCTCGCACGCCTTACACCTGGGCCATATCTCCGCGCATCCGATGACGCGTTTCCCATCGTATCCGGAGGAAGCCCGCGCTTTGCGTGTGATGACCATCAACGAGGAGCGGACTTTCGTAGCCGCGCTCCTCAAAATCGATCCAGTCGTGGGAGCATTCGCCGGCGTTATGGGCGAGCTCGCGCTCCGATGCTCCGAAGCGGAGCGGTTGGAGTGGCGGCACGTCGACCTGGCCGAGCGCATCCTCACCGTGGATCGATCCAAAGGGAAGCGGCCCCGGTACATCCCGATTTCGGATTTTGCAAAAGATCTATTCGGGACCTTGCCGCGTGTGGCGGACGAGCCGCATTGCTTCGTTCGACTCGAGACCTTCAAACCCCTCACGGATGTGCGGGCGCCCTTCGATAAGGCACGATTGGTCACGGGGATGAATTGGGTGAATCCGGAAGACTTCCGTCATTTCCGAGCAACACAGTGGGTACGGCTGGGAGTGGACCTGAAAACGGTTCAGCAGCTCCTGGGGCATTCCGATATCCACACGACTATGCGTTACGCGCACTTTGCTCCCCAGCATGCGGCTCGATCGATCGTCGAGGCGCAGCGCCAGGAAGCCGAGGGCTTGCGGCAGCTCATGATCGATTTCAAGCAGGACCAAAACAGGACCAATGAGGTTGGGGAACTGGAACGGCTGTACACGCTCGAAAACGGCTAAGCCTTGAATTATGAGGATGCCGGAGAAGGGACTTGAACCCCCACGGGGAGTGAACCCCGGCAGATTTTGAGTCTAAGAGCGACACAGAACTTTTCCAGGAAAACTCAGGTAAACCATAACGCTGATGCGGTGTTTGGCAGCTGCAGCGTGAGTAAACCCCGCCCTCTTCGGGCAAACTAAACAGGACCAAAACAGGACCAAGGCGCGATGGTTCCCTGAAGCGTGTCACTTCAGGAAATCGACGCCGAACGTGTTTCCGAAGAAGGAGAAACGCCGTGTCTGCATCTACCATTTCCGGACTCGATTGGGCTTGGGAGCAGCAACTCCCCTCGACACCAAAGTTCGTACTTCGCGCCTTGGCAGACCACGCCTGGTCTAAGGCCGATCATACATGCTGGCCGTCACTGGACAGACTGACCCGGATGTGCGGGCTCTCGAAGCGAGCAGTTCAGGACGCGCTTCGAGATTTGCTCGCCTCGAAGTTCATCCGCTTTCTCGGGATCCACAAGATCTACGGCACGCCGATTTACCAGCTCGCGGTCGGAGAGTGCGTGAAGTGGCTCGGCCGGCTGCGCCAGCAGCGGAAATTGAAACGGGTGGCGCAACCACCCCTCCTGTTTGAGGAACCAGGTTCAGAAAAGCCGGTGAACCAGGTGCCACCTAACAAACCAGAATTCTTTAACTCTGAATTGAAACAGGAGAGAGAGAGCGGCCCGCCCAATTCGGAGCACATTACGCAAGGGGGCCTGACCTTCACGGTCGCGGAGTGGCGCGACCTGGAACGACGCCTCGGTCCGGAGCGTCTTCGCGCGGCGATCGCCGGCATGGTCGCGTACAAGGAGAGCGGCCGGCGGATCTTCTCACCGTACCGTGCGGCTCTCGTGTGGAAGGAGTCTCCGCCGCAGCAGGTGTCTACCAAAGTAGACAAACACGAACGTCGGGTGCAGATGCGGATCGATCAAGCGGAGGACCTCGAGATCTTTGAACACTGTCTCTGCCGGCACTGTGACCATCCCCATCAATGGAAAACTCCGGAAGCTTACGCGGATTTTGCGATGCGGGAACGGGCGTGTCCGGAGTTGCGCGCCGGCCTGAAATGCGCGGAGATCGTCGAATGAGCGGCGAAGAATGGAACGAGCGTTTCAAGGAGCTGCTCTCGCAGTCAAAAACGTTGCTCACGATGAGCCGGGAGACCCCGGACTCGCCGCTGCGGCGGAGCTGGGCACACCAAAAAGCGATCGACATGGGCTGGCTCGAGCCCGATCGCGAGCCGGGAGGCAACGATGAGTAGATACGATTACACGGATTCCCAGGACTCCGATCACGCACTCCAGCAGGAAAAGCGGCGTGAGGAGCGACACAACCGACTCATCGCCGAGCTTGGCGAAATGATGCTGAAGTTCGACATGCTCACCCTGCATCCGGAGTACAAAGAGGAACTGCAGGCGGAGGATCTTGAGGCCTTGAACCAGGCGCGTGAATTGATCGCCAAAACTCGCACGCGCGTGAGGTTGAGACGGTGAACAAACGTCGTCAGCTCCAGGTAATTCGGGCGCTTCCGATGGAGCGTTGGTTCAAAGCAGCTCTGGTTCGTTACGTGAAGCGCGGCCTAAAGGAGGGGAATCGTGTCCGGCAGCATCTGTCCGATCTGTTTCGGTGAAGATGGGTTTCACCTTGAGTTCATGGGCAAGCTCTGTCCGCGAGCGACGGCTGCCGTGATTAAAGAGAACGGGCGAGCCGCGTTCAAAGACTGGCACGAGCGGGAGGAAAACCGTCGCCGCGAGATCGCGGATCTCGAGGAGCTGTGGAAGCTTAGTCCGTGACCGGTTCCGGTACGGGTTCGGCCTTCGCCTGCTCCGCAAGATATCCCATCATCACACGCGCCTGTTCAATGGTCGGTAGCTTCGTCACACGCTTCGAATCCTTCACCGCGCTGTAGCTCCCGTCGCGTTCGATCAGCTGGATGTTGATTTCGTAGTGCATGCGTCCTTCTCAAAATGCTACAACGAGAGCGATTCTCTCTCTTGAGAAAGGAGGGCTCCAATGGCAACCAGCACGAAGAAGCGGCCGATGGCCACCGGTAAGAAATCGTCCAGCAAGAAGAAGTAAGCCTCGCGCCGGCTGCGTGAGCACCGCGGCCGGCCTCCCCGATTTTGCCCACCTTGTTACACTCCCCTCAGAAGAATTCTGCGTGTTGGGAGCTCTGGATTACGTCTTTATAAGTAAGGGAGGCAGGAAGGCCAAACCAGCTTGTGTTGGGAAAATTCAAGCGACGGATCGCGCACGACATTAATGCAGCGATAGCACCCCTGACATTGATGAATGATCCCCTATTGGTCGAGATCGGCGAGACCGTTGCCAACCTCGTCGACGAGTTATATTCCGCCCCGTATACCACCGAAGACAGCAAGGCCATCGTCGAGATTGAAAATCAAGTCGTGGAGATTGAAATTGAAGATGCGGCGGCGCCTGGCCGGCATCAGATCGTACTGAAAAAGTGCGTGAACTGTGGGAAGTCCTTCGTCGTACTAGCCGAGGATCGACACAAGACGGTGTGCGGACGGCGGTGTTACATGGCCCTCTACAACCTTACGGTGCGCAAGACGCGTACACAAAAATAGTGTAAACACAGGCTTTTCGACCAAACGCGTTCGGCGTAATCTGTCGCCAACTTCCTGAGGATAGGAAGGTCTGAGGCGCCCCATGATGGCAAGCGCCCCGAGGACAGGACACGGATGTTAATTGGCACCCTTTTCCTATTACTCGATCCGATTCTTGAGGCCGCGTCAGGCCCGGTCTCATGTCCCCCTTACAACTCAGTACCCAATCATGGACGAACGGGCAGCCGACGTGTATTCCGGGGGCGGATTGAACTCAGGAAGCAACAGACGCCGGGAACTGTGCGACTTGACCACGGACGGCCCGTTGCGCGGTGGACGGACTCCCGGTCATCATTCGGATATGCAGACCGGTGATGTTTTGACGGTACCACTGCTCGTTGATCAGGCCGAGCTGCAAGCAGAGATCGGCGGACGCCGTCAGATTGCGTAAGGCGGTTCCGATGATCTGATTGTTGTTGATGGTTTGTCGGGTGCTGGCAACACCCACCGCTGGACGATGGGAACGGGTTGTTTTTCTGGGCATTCAAGCCTTCCTTTCTCGATAGGGACGAATGAGCAAGGATACAACGCCAAGGACGGGCGTAATAGCAGTCTGGTGGAAGTGCGGAATGGGGAAGCGATGTCAAAACCGGGAACGGCCCGGTTTACACCGTGAAATCCAGGAGGCGCAACGATGCCGCGATCGAAAGGTACCCAGCTTTCCCTCGCGTTTGAGCCGGGGCTGAAACCGGCAGAATTCAGCCATGACGAGCTTGTCCGGCGGCTGGTGCAGCTGATAGAACGCTCTCGGTCAGATCAACGGCACCCTACTATTCGCCGGACAGGATTCATACACGTCTCACAGATTGGAGGGGAGTTTGACCAAGACGGAGAAACTACTTCGGAAGCAACGGCGGTTGATCCGGAAGTACGAAAAGCAGCGTGAAACCGGGATTGCCTGGCTGAAGCGGTCGGACGAGACCATGAATCTCATTGTTCAAGCGGTGGGCATCAGCAAGCCGGTCGACATGGCGGACGGACACCTGAAAGAAATCGTCGACGTGTTCGAAGGGCAGAACAAAGTGTTCCGTGCTCACGGCATCGGCCGGTATGAAGTGAAGACGCACCGCAAGGTGACGGAAGGCGTAGCCTAATGCTTCCATTGATCGCGTTCTCGGTGTTTCTTGTCCTGGTAGCGGGTGCCACCGATTCCAACGTTGACCTCATGAAACGCACCAATTCGATTTGTCTTTTAGCGATGGCCTGCTGGGTCCTACTGCTGGCGGTCCTAGTCGCCATCAAGAGTAAGTAGGCATATAGCCCAAAGCCCAAGGAGGGGCGATGGATCCAGAAACAGAGGACAAGGACGAGTCCGAAACCCAAGAGGCACCCCCGCGCTATACCCCCGTCACGATCGGCCGTTACGGTTCCCACGGCTGTCATGCGCCCAAAGTCGGGATGGATCAGGCGGCGGACGATTGATGCGGACAATTCCAGAGATCCGCGCTGAAGTCGTTGCGCAGCGATTCATTCGCTCGTTTGACTCGAACAATCCGAGCCATTGGGACACCCTCCTGAATGTGCTGTCGTGGAGTCTTCACTACCCCGCGCTGCAAACGCAGGTCGCATACCTGATGAAGCTCCTAAAGATCTCCGACGTGAAGGCGGGCGACTGATGGCCGACACCCTCCAGCATCGCGTTGGATACGCGGCCTCAATCGATTACGACGTCCTGGCCGAAGAGTACGAAAAGGCAATGGACCGCCTCGAGTGTATCGAAGTGCGGACCAAGCAAATCGTGTTCCTGGCCGGCGCGATGGCCGATCAAATCCAGAAAACAGCCTGCATTATTCAAGAACTGACGCAGGCGCGGCGGTATGAGACCGGCGTGCGGAAGGGGCGCAAATGAGAGTCGCGCTCTATGCCCGCGTCTCCACCGACGACAAAGGGCAAAACCCCGAAACCCAATTGCACCATTTACGCGCGGATGTGCAACGCCGGGAATGGCAGATCGTCGATGAATATGTCGACCTTGGTTGGAGTGGGGCAAAGGATCGGCGCCCGCAACTCGATCGGCTGATGAAGGACGCGGCCAAGCGGAAGTTCGATGTCGTGATGGTGTGGCGGTACGACCGGTTTGCACGTAGCACGCTGCATTTGATTCGGGCATGCGACACGTTCGAAAGCCTCGGCATTAACTTTGTCAGTTTGCATGAGGCGACGGACACGACGACGGCAATGGGCCGGTTCGTCTTCAGGCTGTTCGCCAACCTAGCGGAACTCGAGCGCGACGTCATTCGCGAACGGGTGAAGGCCGGGATGGCGCGTGCGAAAGCACAAGGGGTGAAGTTTGGACGTCCCACCGTACTCGTTAACCGTGGCCGAATATGCGAACTGGCTGAAGCAGGCCGGCCAATTGCGGAGATCGCCCGCGGAGCGGGCATATCTCGTAGCACAGTACGCGCGATTATTGGCGGAAAGGCAAAAGCGACGGGTGGCGAAACCCCTATTTCCGCCGCGCTGTAAGTGACTTAGTTCTGATACCCGTCACCACTTTCGCCAGGGGTGGCGTTAATGATTTCTTTTTCGCCAGGGAGGGCGCATGCGCGAAACCCGATGGGGTGTGTACGAGATGGAGACTGTCGGCGAAGTGCACGTCGCGCCGGTTGTTGACGTTGAAGCACACGCTTTCGATGTGCTCTGCATGTGTAACCCGCGTATTGAAATCGGCGAGCGCCTTATTGGTGGCGAGCCATACTTTTTGATCATTCACGAGGAACTGTGTTGAAGAAAAAGGCGGCGCGCGCTCGCACGAAAGTCGACAGTCCCACGCGCGCGAAGCAGAAGGCGTTTCTCGAGGCGTACTCCCGCCTGGGCACCATTACGCATGCGGCCGAATCGGCCGGCGTTGCGCGAGACATGCATTACCGGTGGCTCGAAACCGACAGTTACGCGAAGGAATACGGCGCAGCGCAGGAGCGGTTTGTTGATCGGGTGCGGGATGCCGTGCGACTTCGTGCCATTGACGGCTGGGAAGAACCAATCGTTTATCAGGGGCGGATTCAGACGTTTCGGCTATTGGACGACAACGGCGACGTCATCAAAGATAAGAACGGAAACCCCGTTGAATTCCCGGCCACGGTGCGCAAGTTCTCCGAACGATTACTGGAACTGCTCGCCAAAGCGAAAGCGCCCGAGTTTAAGGACAAGCTCGAATTGGGAGCGACCGAAAGTCTCGGTGAAATCATGGCGCGCAGCTACGAACAGGCGAAAGCGAAGCCGTGAACGCGCTCGATAAGGCCGCGGCACAAGTCCGCATCTGGCGCGAGAATCCCGCGGTCTTCTTCTTCGATGAAATCAAGATGGACCCGGAACCGTGGCTCGAGGACTTCGCCCGCGTTCTCCCTTCGCAGGATCCAAAGGAATTACAAATTGCCTTGAAAGCTTGCACGGGCGCCGGCAAGTCTGCGGCATTTGGCGGGGCGGTCAATTGGTTTGTGGGTTGTCACGGTGGACGGGATGCGACCGAACACCCGATTGGGATTGTGACCTCGATCGACCAGGCCAATCTGAAATCGGGCATCTGGAAAGAAATCGCCGTGTGGCGCAGTCGCAGCGAGTACATGACGCGGGCCTTTGACATGACGTCAACGCGGCTGTTTGCCAAACATGCTCCCGATACGTGGTACGTGGAAGCGCGAACCTGGGCCAAGCGCGCGGATCCGGAAGCGCAAGGCCGGGCGATGTCGGGGATTCACGGCAAATACATCATGGCGGTTCTCGATGAGGCCGGCGACATTCCGGTACCGCTGTTGCGGGTGGCGAAGCAGATCCTCTCCAGCGAGCACCAATGGGCAAAGCTCCTAATTGGCGGCAACCCCACGTCGCTCGAGGGTGTGCTGTACCAGGCGTGCGTGATCGAATCGCACCTGACCTATTCCATCTCGATCACGGCAGACCCGGAGCGGCCTGATCGCGGCAAGCGTACCGACATTGAGAACGCACGCGAAGCGATCAAACTCTACGGCCGGGAAAACCCGTGGGTTAAAGCAACGATCTTGGGCGAATTCCCGCCCGCCTCCATCAATGCGCTGCTCGGGATTGAAGACGTCGAAAACGCGATGCGCCGACACTATCGGATTGATGCGTACGAATGGGCCGAGAAACGGCTGGGCGTGGACTGTGCGCGCTTCGGTGACGATCGGTCGATGCTATGCCCGCGGCAGGGCGTCGTCTGGTTCAATCCGGAAGCGTTGCGCAACGTACGAACGTCCGTCATTGCCGGGCGGATTGTCCAGGCCGTGCAGAAGTGGGAACCGCACGACCCGACAAGTATTCGTATCCTGATTGACCAAACGGGCGGATGGGGACAGGGAACGGTGGATCAGCTCATTGTTGCGGGGTATCCGGCAATGGAGCTCGTGTACTCGACACCGTCGCCGGATCCACGGTTCTTCAACCTGCGCTCGTACATGCATTTCAAACTGGCGGAACACGTTCGCGAACGCGCACAAATTCCGGACACGCCAAAGACGCGGGACCTGAGACGAGAACTTACGGCGGCAACGTACACACTGCGCGAGGGCAAGCTTTGGGTCGAACCGAAGGAGATGATAAAAGCGAAGCTGGGGCATTCCCCCGACATGGCGGACGGTTACGCCCAAACCTACGCGCTACCGGATATGCCGCGACGGAGCATGCAACAACGGAAGGTCACGCAGAAGGCGCGCACGGACTTCGATCCGAACCGGATGGAGACCGAACGGGACTTTGATCCCATGCGGGAAATATGACGGGATACATGTTTGCATGGTGGGTACACGGCTTATTGACCGGGATCTGGGTGGGAATGGTGCTGCTTCTCCTATTGATGGCACCACCAAAGAAACGTTGAAATCGCCACCCCCTACCCCTTTTCGCCAGTTGCGCGGGGAGTGGACGCCGTCATAGAACAAAGATTGAACGTTGTTTCTCTCATGTGAACACTCCGGTGATCGCGGCAACAACCACGATGGGACGTTGCCGCGGCTCACTTTCTTGGAAAGGCACGGATGCCAAGCGCGACGGATATTCTGAAAGGGGCTGGACTCTGGCAGGGCGGCGGTATGGCCGGCGTGGCTCTGGGCGGCACGCTCGCCACGGGTTTCCTGGGTGCGGGCGCGGCGCTGGGCGCGTACATCTGGAAGAAGTCGCAAGTTCACCCCTACGCCTCCGAATTCACCGGCAAATATCAAGACGACTTCCATAAACGTGTCGCTGCCATCATCGACCCGATCACGCAAGCCCGAGAAAAGGGCACGCTCACCTATAAGCAAGCGCAGGCGGCCAACGATCAACTAGAGACCGAAATCGCGGACTTCTTTTCCAATGCGCAGGGCTACGCGGCGCAAGGCACTAAACAAAACAAAGTCGTTGAACAGGCCATCGGCCCAAATGGCAACCTGACGCCGATCATCACGGCCTGGCGCAATTCGCTCTCGAATGACCTCTCGCGACTGAAGCCCAAGATCAAGGCCGACGAAATCCCAACCATGAAATCGATGCTCGCCAAAACCGGGCAGACGGTCCAGGGCCAAACCAATTTGGCGAAGGCGCAACTCCAGAAGCGATTAGCGGCAGGTGGCATCAACCAGTACAACCTCGGTGGATCGAACTACAAAGCGATGACCACTGCGGTAAGGGCGCGGGGGTACTGATGAACCTCGACACCGGTTTGATTATCGCCGTGCTGGCTGTTGCGGTCCCCACGCTACTCAAGGTGCTGTCGCTGTCCAATCGGTTCGGACGCCTCGAGGAAAAGGTTGAGACTCACGCGAAAGAAATTGAACGGCTGCGCGATTTTGCGGAGCCCTTACGTTAAGTGACGCCATGAAAGCCGCGACCCTCGGGTTAATCATTGTTTCCTGTCTGACGTTCTCCTGCCGGCACAAAGTCACGGCCAGTGATCCCGCACGATTTGAACGCGTCGACCGTCACGGGTACTCGTATCAGCGATTCGACGATGGGGCGGTCGCGATTGCGGCCGCAACGCCGGCCGACTTGCGGTTGGCGATGAATGAAATTGGTTGCGGTGAACGCTACGTCTGCACAGTGGAAGCAAACGGCACGTTGTATCAGGTGACGCAGAAGATCAAATAACTATGGCACTACTCGACAAGGTTCTCGGGACAGGCAGTATCGGCGACCTCATCAAAGAGATTGTGGGGGCGTTCAAGCTCACACCGGCCGCCAAAGCGGAAGTCGATCAACAGTTGCGCGAGCACGAAGCCAAGCTTGCGGAAATCGACGCGAACCTCGAGGCGAAGCTGGCGGACGCCGCTTCCCAGAACATTCAGGCAGAAGCAAAGTCGGGCGACAAGTTCACATCCAGGGCGCGGCCGACGTTCATGTACAACGTCAACATCATCCTGGCCTGCAACTACATCATATTTCCGCTGATTGGCCGTAAGCCCGTCGACTTCCCCGAGGCGTTGTTCTGGTTATTCGGGGCGGCTGTTCTCGGATATACCGGCGCGCGGAGTTGGGAAAAGCGGCAGACCGTCACGAAATAACCGCAGGGGGCCGGTCGACGTCCCCATAGAACGCACGGAGGCGCATCGCATTGACGTTTGAAACCGCAGTGGAATTCACCCTCAAGCAAGAGGGCGTTCTGTCCCATGACGAACGGGACCGCGGCGGACTCACGAAGTGGGGGATCTCCTCGCGGTATCACCCGGAAGTCTCCAATCCAACTTTCTCGCTAAACGATGCGACTGCCATCTACCGATTGCACTATTGGGAACCTGCGCGCTGTGAGCACTTTCCGTCCTACCTTCGTTTGCCTCTCTTTGATGCCGCTGTTAATCCTGGCCTGAAGCCCTCCATCGAATTCCTGCAACGTGCGGTCGGTGCTCATGTCGACGGTTTAATCGGTCCGCAGACAATCGCGCTATCGGTGGTCGCGCCGGCATTGGAAACCCTCAAGAAGCTGCTGACCAATCGCGTTGTTTACTACGGTACCCGGGATGGCTTCGACACCTACGCTCAAGGCTGGATCCGGCGATGCTTCGCGGTCCAAGCCTTCGTCATTGAAAGTGAGTTGATCCGTGGCTAAGTTCGGTCTCGATATCTCGAAGCGCCAGCAATACGACACGATCCAGGCCACGCTGATGAAGGAGCGCGGTTCGTTTGAAAGTCATTGGCGCGAACTGGCGGATTTCATCCGGCCGCAACGGTTGCGCACCTTGGCCAGCGATCGGAACCGCGGGGATAAACGCAACCGCCGAATCATCGATTCGACGGCCACGTTTGCGCTGCGGACTCTCATTAGTGGCATGGCGACCGGGATGAGCAACCCCGCAAGCCCGTGGTTTGAGCTTGGCGTACCGGATCCGAATCTAGCGAAGTGGGGACCGGTCAAGGAATGGCTCCATGATGTGACGCGCATCATGTATGCCGTCTTCGCCTCCACGAATCTCTATAACGCGTATCCCACGTTGTACGGGGACGAGGGCACATTCGGAACCGGTTGCATGGCCATCATGGAAGATAGCCGGGATCTGTTCCGGTGTTACCCGTTCCCGGTGGGATCGTATGCATTGGGGGTGTCGAATCGTGGAACCGTCGACACCTTCGTGCATGAGTATCAAATGACGGTCGCGCAGATCGTCGAACAATTCGTATTCGATGCGGAGACGGGCAAGTTCGATTGGTCCGTCTGCTCCCCGAACGTCAAGAAGCTGTGGGACCAGCACGACTACGAAACGAATGTGGATGTCTGCTGGATCGTCTCACCCAACCGGGACGCGGACGAATACCGCGTTGAAGCGAAGCATCTCCCGTTCTACTCCTGCCACTTCGAAAAAGGACACAGCGGGTTTCTGAAGGAATCCGGCTTCAACGAGTTTCCGATTGTGGCGCCCCGGTGGGACGCGGTCGTGGGCGATATCTACGGGTCCAGCTGCCCGGCAATGGACGCCCTCGGGGACATTCAGCAGTTACAGGTGGAAACCAAGCGCAAAGGGCAAGCCCTCGAAAAGATGGTTAACCCGCCATTGCAGGGACCGTCTCAACTGAAACAAATCTCACTCCTGCCTGGCGAGTACAACGCGCTCGATGCCTTGAATCAAGACAAGGGTATTCGGCCCGTGCATGAAGTCTCGTTGTCCATCGGGGACCTGCGGGTCGATATCGAGGACGTGCGTTTCCTCATCCGGCGCGCGTTCTACGAAGACTTGTTCTTGATGATTGCCTCGTCTCCGAGTCCGCAGAAAACCGCGCGCGAAATTGAAGAACGGCACGAGGAAAAATTCTGGGCGCTCTCTCAGGTCGTGGAGCGCAACAACGACGAACTGCACGAACCGACTTTTGACCGCATCTTCCCGATGATGGAACGGGCGGGCATGCTGCCGGAACCCCCGCAAGAATTACTCGGCGTACGGTTGACGCTGAATTACGTCTCGATGTTGAACCGGGCATTGAAGCTCGTCCGCATTGGCCCCGTCGATCGATTCATCCAAACCACGCTGGCCGTCGCACCGATCGCGCCCGAAGTGCTCGATAAAGTGAATTGGGCGGAAGTGATGAACGAGTACGCGGACATGACCGGCGTTCCGCCCAAGATGCTGCGATCGGATGACGAAGCCGCGCAAATCGCACAGCAGCGACAACAACAGCAAGCGCAGATGATGGCCGCCGAACAGGCACAAATGCAGGCGAAAGCCGCGAAAGATTTAGGCACAACCCCGATGGATCAAAACACCGCACTCGATACGGTGATGCAAGGAGAGTAAATGTCACAGATCACAACCTACACCCACAACTTCACCGAAGCGGGAGTCGGCCCGACGTTTTCATTGGGGGCTGGCGAGAGTGCGACTTATGCCGTGACCACGGAAGAGTCCGGTGGCTTTGTCGGCAAAATCCGGTTGGAGCGCGGTGACTCCATTTATGCGTTTGAGATTGTCGTTGAAGCCGAATCGACGCTGATTTCGGGCACGGTCAAAAACGAGACAACGCATTCCCGGTTCTACCGCTTCGTTGCCGACGATATCGACGAGTCCGACGAATTCACTGGGGACATCGACGCGACGATTGGCGAGACGGTGCCCGCGGGATTACCGGCGCAGATCAAGAAAGTTTCCGTGCGGTTGTCGAATGACCAAATCAAGTCCCTCCCGACGATGAATAGCGCGCGGGGCTTCCCGCTGGTCCCTGCGAAAGAGCGGACGTCCTTCGTGCCAATCATGGCGTATTTGGCCGTGGATCATACGGCCGGCGATTACACCAATATCGACGTCGCTTCTGTACTCTCGGTTAACGGCGGCGCCGCGTTCACAGCATCCGTCTCGGGTTCCAGCATGCTATCGAGCGGAACCGTGAGGGAATGCGCTCTCGGTATCTATTCGGACAATGGCCTGGGCTCCGCAGCGGGTGGGCCGGGCGTGGATGCTCTGTATCTGAACGCGACCAATGACAATGAGGATTTCACGGGCGGGCATGCGGCCAACACCCTGACGGCGACCGTGCTCTATATCGAAGTGGATCTCGCGTAATGCACTTCGTCTACCTCATCGGCAAAGGCTCTATTTGGGGCAACAACGAACTGCGCTACTCGCTGCGGTCGTTGGAGAACTACGCGCCGATATCGAGTGTGGCGATTGTTGGGAATGTTCCCGCCTTCGCACGGAATGTGATCCGGATCCCGATGGAGGAAACCGGCATCGACAAAGCGGAACGGGTGGGCGGAAAACTCCTCAAGGCGCTGCCGCTGCTGCCGGAACGGTTCGTCTTGATGAACGATGACTTTTACCTTTTGGCGAAAATGGACACCCTGCCGACGTACCACATGGGTTTGATTCGTTCACATCTCGCACGCGTGCGCCGAATCACCAGCCCGTACAACAAGCGCCGGGCCGAAACCTTGGACATCCTCACGCGCCGGCAGTTCACCGACCCGCTCGACTTCGGGGTGCATGTGCCGTTTCCCGTGGAGCGCGACAAGGTGCAACAGCTCGCGGAGATTGTGCCGTTCTGGAAGCGCGGTCTATTCCGGTCGCTGTACGGCAACATCTTCCGTGTAGCGTTGAACCTCGCACGCATGAGCGACTGCAAGCGACAGCGTCCAATGGTTGGGCCGTTCTATTCGTCGCGCGGCCGGGTGAGCACGGAAGTGAAAGAGTTTTTAACGGAGCGATTCTGTACGCCCTCACGCTTTGAAAAGGAGACTGCCTGATGCAGCCGAAATACACCGCGACCGTCGAGCGCAGCCGAAACGGGGAATTCTTTTGGCGGCTCAGTCATCGCAACGGGCGCCAGATCGCCCGTTCCAGCGAAACATACAAACGCCGGGCGACCTGCAAGCGCGGACTCTTGCGATTGATTGCAAGTCTGGGCATACGCGATTACGCCCTCAAGGACTAGGAAAGGTACCCCAATGAAACGGATTTCATTGATTTGCGCATTGATGCTTTTGAGTCTGCCGGGATTCGGACAGATTGCCACTCAGAAAGTTCCTGACGAAGGTTGCCGCCTGCACGCGGAATTTACCGCGGCCGGTTCCAGTTCAAACCTGGATAACCGCAAGGCCGGTTGTACGGTGTGGCAGTTTACTTATTACTCGACGGGATTTTCGGGAGTGTCGGTGGAATTCGATGGGGCGCCGGATTCGAGCGGATCGCCAGGAAGCTTCTCGACATGGTCGACGCTCTCCTCGGGCACGTTGCCGGTCACGGCAACGACATTCGGTACGGTCATCGGCACGGGCTTTCAGCCGTGGCTCAAGATCGTACTGAATTCCAAAACCGGCACAGGCACCGTGTACGCGGACCTGATTGGATGGCGCGATATCGCACCGGGATCCACGACCGTCACGACAAGCACAACGGGAACGGTGACCGCGAATGCGGGTACGAACCTGAATACATCGTTGTTGAATCTGGAAGCAACCCAGCAATCGGTCAAGACGGCGATTGAAAACATCTCGACCGGTTCCGTGGTGGTCATCCAGACCGGCAACAAGGGGAATGGGAACACGCCGGGCTCGACGGCCATCAATACGATTCCGTGTCTCGTGGCCACGTCGCCGCCGACACCAACCACTGCCACCGCGACGTATCTTTCGTGCGACACCTTGAAGGGCGGTGTCCGCGTCGTGCAGGAGTACCCGAGCGGGTTACCCGAGGGCGCGACCCTGGTTAGCGGCGCGGTGACTTCCGCGATGACCGGTACCACGTCCACGTCGACGGTTGGCGGGACCGCATCGAATTATCTCTACATCACGCAATGCACGACGTCGAACGCGAGCACGACGGTATCGACCGACATTCTGTTGCAGGACGGCAGCGGCGGCACGACGCTCTATGTGCTTCCGGCACCGGCCGCGACAGTGGCCACAACGGGGGGCGGCGGCGGCACATACGTATTCCCAGCTCCGCTGAAAGTGCCGACAGCGGGTAACGCATTGTATTCGGCGAACGTGACGACCGGCTCGAGTACAAAAATCTCCTGCTCTGGCTACAAATCGACGGTGAGCTACTAACGTGAAACGGCTCTCCACGCTTCTGTTTGCGTTGCTGATCTGCGGCGGATTTGTGTCCGCGGTGAGTATGCCTCCGGTCAAGCTTCTTGCAGAACAGTCCGGGTTAACGCTGCTTGGTGTATCGGATGCGGGATCTGCGCCAGACGTCTTCCTTTACTACAGTCCGGTCGTTGTCGATCACACCAAGGTTGGGAGCGGTGCGTGCTGCACGGCAGAGGACGTTAACCACTTCATCGTCCAGCTCGACTACACAGACGATCGATTCAAGACGCTTGCCAATGGCGGACACGTTGCCGATGCGCAAGGCGACGACATCCGCCCGTACTCGGACACCTGCACAACGCCGATCACGGGATACGAGAAGCAGTTGTACGACGGCACGACTGGCCACGTGATCGTGAATGTGAAGCGCGATCTCTCGCACACGGTCGACACGACGTTCTATCTCTGCCATGACAATCCCACGAAGACCACTGATGCCAGCGATGCGTCGGGGACCTACAGTGCCGCTGGTTACATATCGGTCTACCACTTTGAGAACTCTGGCGGGAGCCTGAACATCAACGATGCCTTGGGCGCTCGGAACGGCGTCAGCATTACTGGGACTGTTGGTGTCACCTCCTCCACAGGAGGGAAGTTTGGTGCCGCGGCAACACCGACCGGAGGGACAAGCTATGTAGTCTTTCCCTCAACTTGGTATCTCGCAAACCTGAGTAGCAACACGGTTGATGTATTGATCAAAACCAGTGCATCTCGGGCCATCACGTATCCCTACAACGAATCGAGCGACGGTGGGGGCCAGCAATACACGTTTGGCTTCAACATCAGCACGTCCGGATACCATTGCTGCCAGAACCTGATCAAAGCCAGTGACCTCGCGGCGACAGACATCAAACTGGACACCTCGGTCAACGATGGCGCGTGGCATCTGCTCACGAAGTACAACATCAACGTCGACGCTTCACACGTCAGCCTCAATCTCACGCTCGACGACGGCCAGACCAACACCGTTACGTTCACGCAGAACACCGGAGTAGGGTCCAATCACGTTTTCACTGGCACTCCTGATCCAAGTTCGTCTGGGTACGGATCCACCGCCGACACGATCGACGAACTGTGGTTGGGCAACAGTGCTACCCGCAACAGTGCCGTCAGCGATCCACGTCAGTGGGTGTGGACGAGAAATAAAAACGTCCTCGACGCCACGACTTTTGCCGTTCTCGGAACGGAGGTCGCCCGATGAACCGCAACGCGGCCGACAAAGAACAAATCCGGCAGGCCAAGAAGAAAACGAAGCGCGACGAGGACCGTTTGTTCTCGGCAATTCGCGAAGTGCTCTCAACCGCAAGCGGCCGGTATGTCGTGCGGCATTTCATCCACGCGACGGAGACCCAAGCCAAGCCCACGTTTCGCGCCGATAGCGGCGTCTACTACACTGCGGCCTTACGCGATATCGCGGACGCGCAACGGGCTTTGCTCGAAGCCGTCGACCCGTTCATCTGGATCAAATTGGAACAAGAGCGCATCGCACAAGCCCAACAAGACGAGCGCGAAGCCGAATCGCTGCGCGTGCGGCAGCGGGACAAGCAACCCGAAACAGAACCGGACGTCGATCCGGGGGAGAACGCCTAGCTTATGGCTGAGATTAAAGATTCCGCTTCGTTTGAGACCTCACTGTCTCCGGAGCAAAAAGCATTTTTCGAGAACTACCTTCCGACCGTGAAAACTTCTGCCGTGGAGGAATTCAAAACCACGTCCGAAGCGGAGCGCAAGAAGCTGGTGCCCGAAAAGTATGAACTCAAATTCAAAGACGAATCGCTGTTCGATCCCAAAGAGGACGCAGAGAAGATCGCCGCCTATGCGCGAGAGCGAGGATTCTCCGGAGAACAGGCTCAACAGTTCGTGGACTTCCTGCACGAACGGGTGAGCGGATTCGCCTCACGTTCACAACAGACCGTCGAACAAGCCATCAAGGAATGGGAAACGCAGACCTGGGCGGACAAGGACCTGGGCGGCGCAAACCGCTCGGCGACCGAACAAGACGTCCAGCGCGCGTTGACCCGGTTCGGTACCGAAGATCTTCGAAAGATGCTCAACGATACCGGCCTGGGTAACAACATTCATGTTGTGCGCTTACTGCGATCGATCGGGCGAGCCATGAAAGAGGACAGCATGCCTTTGAATGCTCGCGCCGGCGCCGGTCACGACCGACCCAAAACCGAAGCCGAAAAGGCCGCGGCGATGTATCCATCGATGGCGAAGAGCTAACCATTTTCCGACCTCGTCCACGGATGGGCGGGGCGAACGAGTCAAGGAGGACTTGTGGCAGTACTCAGTGCGATCAATCCCACGTTGCTTGACGTTGTCAATGCAATGAATCCCGACAGTTCAATCGCAACTGTTGCGGAGATTCTGAATCAGACCAACGACATCATGAAAGACATCCCCATGAAAGAGGGGAATCTGCCGACCGGTAACCAAACTGTGGTGCGTACCGGTTTACCGACCCCGACATGGCGCAAATTGTACGGTGGCGTGCAGCCCACAAAGAGCGCGCGCGCAAAAGTCACCGACAACTGCGGCATGCTCGAAGCGTATGCCGAAATCGATCAGGCATTGGCGGACATTGCCAACAATGCCGCGGCCTTTCGTCTCTCCGAAGCCCGTGCCCACATTGAAGGGATCGCCCAGGAATTCGCGGACACCTTGTTCTATGGCAATGATGCTTCCGAACCGGAAGCCTTCACGGGTCTCGCTCCGCGTTTCAACGCACTGTCCACGTCGACGGCGAAAACTGCCGAGAACGTGATTAACGGTACGGGTGCTTCGAACCTGACCAGCGTGTGGTTGATTGGCTGGGGCGACCAGTCCGCGCACGGCATCTATCCTCAGGGCTCCGTTGGTGGACTCAAGCACACCGACAAGGGCGTCGTGACCGTCGAGAACGTCGACGGTGCCAGTGGTCGCGCGGAAATGTACCGCGATCACTTCCGCATGGACTGCGGCCTGAGCGTGCCCGATTGGCGTTTTATCGTGCGAATTTGCAATCTTGATTACACTGCACTCACGAAGAACGCCGGAACCGGTGCCGACCTCATCGACCTAATGACGCAGGCTCTCGAGTTGGTCCCCGAGACCGACAGCGGCAGCGTCCGATGGGGCTTCTACATGAACCGCACGGTGCGTTCCTTCCTGCGCCGTCAGATCACCAACAAAGTCGCAAGCTCGACACTGACCATGGACACCGTCGCCGGCCGTCGCGTGATGATGTTCGAAGAAGTGCCAGTCCGACGCTGCGACAAGATCGTCAATTCCGAAACCGCCGTCGCGTAACGCAGGCGAATCAAGCCAAGGAGGGCTTTTTATGATTCTCGATAAACGAACAGAATTCGCCGACGCGGTATCAGTTGCGGCCACCGCCAGCACGATCAACGTGGGCAACATCATCGATCTGGGTGCGAATCACCGGGATATCGGCAAGGGCAAACCGCCGACGTACCTAGTCATCACCGTCGACACGGAGATCATCACAGGCGGATCGGCGGGGACGATTCAGTTCTTGCTGGTTTCCGATGCGACCGACACCATCGCAACCGATGGTTCGGCCACGGTCCACTTCGCTAGCAAGGCTTTCGTCACCGATGACTCTGCGGCGAACGATGCCCAGATGAATATCGGCGGCGTGCCGGTCTGCGTGGCGTTGCCGTCCGAAGGTCCGGTGTACGAAAGATATCTTGCCGTACAAGCTGTGATTGGGACAACCACGACCACCGCAGGCAAGGTGAATGCATTCTTGACCATGGACCCGACCCCCTGGTTGGCGTACAAGTCGGGCCTGCAATAACCATTCCTCAACCCCCAACCGGAGGTGTCTTCGTGATGCCTCCGGACTTTTTTACGGAGTTGCTGCATGCGCGTGATTGCGACAGAGAAGGGGTTTTGTGGAATTCGCGTCCGGCCGGGCGACGAATTCACGATTGCGGACGAACCGCGGCGGCCGATTGCGGACGACGACGACGAGATCACCAAAGCCGCAGCGGCCAAAGACGGGACCGTCACGCTGCACTTCACATCAAAGTGGATGGTGCCAGTCGGCTACCGATACGCACCGGAAGCGCCCGAAGTCCTGGATCCGCTCGACGTTCCGGAACTGAACAACAAAACCATGCTGCCGATTGACCCGAAGCCGCGGAAGCGCAAAGCGAAGCAAGTCGCGGAGCCGGTCAACGATGACGCCTTGAGTGTGATCTAAATGAAACGCCTGCTTTGTTTCCTATTCGCGTTAACGCTCGTGGTCTGCCTGTCTCAACCGGCACACGCGCAGTTGTTTGGTCTGAGCACCTACGATGCGACCTCAGTGACGATGATGGCCGCGGGCGCGACCCAATGCGCCGGTCAAGGGACATGGGTCACGGCGGGACCCACCGGGACGATCATCACCAACGATGCGCCCGAAGTCGGCGACTACACGAACACGACTGATGCGACGACAACCTGCACCCTCACGCTCCCGCGCGCGTTGACCACGGGCGTTGCGAACTACGTTTATTTCTTCGCCATTGGGTATGACTTCTGCTCGACGGTCAAGCTGACCATTGGCGCGGTGGACTCGACTACGGTCAAGCTCGAGGATCGGGCGACGTCGATTTGCGGCGGATCGAATAACGATAACGGGTACTGGACCGAACGCGCGACCATCACCCCGTTAACGACAACGACCACGGCCACGCTGACGCTGACCAAAGTCGGCTCGCAGAATAAGACGCTGTTCCGCGGTCTCTACATCACGACCGATGCGGACCTCGTCGTTCTGTCCAGACCTGGCAACGGAGCGGCGGTCAACCTGAGCTTTCCAGCGACCGAAGACAACACGATCTCCAGCACGCGCAATCTCATCGGCGACGGGAGTTTTGAAGCGGGCCACGATCGGGGACAGTGGGGCATTGCGGCCACGCGTCCAATGGATCCCGACCCGATGTGGACCACAGCCGCAGCACATTCGGGGACGCATTCGCTCGCCATCGACCTGAACGATTTAGACCGGCCCACCACTTGGTACGGGCCTGTCTTCAAGCTCAAGCCGAATCGCCGCTACACCATCTCGGGCTGGATGAAGATGGCGACGGGGTCGCAGTTCTGCACCCTGCAGATGGTCAACACGTTTGATCCGCCTGCGGGCTACCACGCGCAACATTCGTGGGGCGGGGCGCTCTCGGTCACGTCGTCGGCCTGGGTGCAATTCGCGTTCTCGGGTTACGCCAAGAAATACCCCGAGTCCTATTACCAACCGGTCGGCTCCTGCAATGGGATCACGAACGGCACGGTTTACTTCGATGACGTCTCGTTGAATGAAGGGACGGGCTCGACCTTTGCCGCGGCGAATTCTCTCGAGGTTGTCGTTGCGACGGGCAAGCCGGGCAACGTCTTCTATTCAAACGAATCCTTGCTCGGCACGATCCGGGCGTACAACACGACCGGCTCCGCAATCACCAATCAGGAATGGAATTACGAAATCCGCGACGACCTGTTGCGGGTCGTGTCTGCGGGGACACTGCCGCTCTCGGCCTCCGCGAATTCCGGCACCACGACGGCGTTTTCGTTTGCGACCGGCAACCGTTCCGGCTTCTTCACGCTCCGATACTGGCGGGAAGGCCACGATCAAACCGACCGGGAGCTGGCGTACAGCATCATTCCGAATTACGCGGTCGGGCCAGGCGTCGATCCGTCTTCCGCGATGTGTGTTCACGCGACCACCTACCCGCATCAGCTGGTCGTCCAGCAACGCCTCGGATTCAAAACTCTTCGCGCGTTGAGTCCCACGGGGTTCTTCCGATGGGAAGCGGCCGAGCCAACGGAAGGGGGTTTCCGTTATTTCGATTCCTCGATCGCGGCAGCGCAGGCGGCGGGCTTTACCATCATGGGCGTGCTCGGTAGCGAGTGCTCGGGCGGCGGGTGTTCGTCCGGACTGCCCACTTATGGCGACGATGGAACCGGCAAGCCGGATCTCACGAAGTGGGCGACGTTCGTTTCGACGATCGTCAACCACTACAAGAACACGGTGAAGCTCTGGGAAGTCTGGAATGAGCCCTCGTATACGGCCTCGTTCTACGCGGATCTCCTCGAGGTCACGATCGACGCGATACAAGCGAACGACTTGGACGACACCACCATCATTGCGATGGGCGGGCGGCCGGCCTCGTTTATGACGAACGTGTTCGCGGCACTCCAGCCCGCATATCTGACGAAGTTCACGGTCGCGTCCACGCACAACTACTTCGGCGGGTATCCTCCGGAAAACCTAATCGCGATCGTCGACACCTACGGCTACGAAATCCGCAACACCGAATCCGGAGTGTTCGATTACGGCTCGTACTTCGGTCCTAACGCACAGTGGTACTCTCCCGGAAAAGCGATTTACCCATACAACGATGCGGCCCGGTTCTATACCGGACTGGCCACGAGTCCCACGCAGATTGCAGAGATTTTCGCGCGGACCCTCTCGTCGAAGCAGTCGCAGTACTGCCTGTATGACACCCGCACGGTCGGCCCGGACTCACGCAACATTCAGTCGCAAGCGTCCACCTCGGGCCTGGAATTCGATAACAGTCCCTCGGCGAAGCTCGTGGCTCTCGCGATCGGTGGCTCGTTTCTGGATCACGCCACACGCTTAGGGAACAAGAGTCCGGCCAGCAATAGCCAGTTCTTGGAATTTCAGCAAGCCTCGGGTGTGCCGGTGGCGGTCCTGTTCTCCTCCGACTATCTGCCGCGGCAGGTGACGTTGAGCGGGACAGCCAGCGAATATCTGCTCTATGACCGGTTCCGCAACCCAATCGCGTTTACAGGAACGGTCATTCCTTACGGGCGCAACCCGGTCTATTTGGTCGGCAACGGGATCTCGGGAACCACGTTGGGCACGCGGCTATCGGCTGGCGTGATTGCCTCACGCATGGATACCGCTGCGCCAAATGTGGTCATCGTGGACGGCCCGCGGGAAGCGACCACGGGCGACAACATCCGGATCCGCTGGATTGGGATGGACGATCAGTCGGTGCCGAATCTGGGCGAGGTCAACGTCGAGCAAGGCGCCCCGGTCGAACAAGCCAACCCTTCGGCGATTCTCTATTCCTACTGTCTCGAAACCGGCAGCGGTTGCACGTTCGGCAATTGGCTTCAGGACACGTTCGTCGATTACTCCTCGATCAGTTCCATGACCGGATATTTTCGCGTGCGGGCGAAAGACGTTGCGGGGAACGTCTCCGCGACGGTGAGCCTTTGCGTCGGCCCGAATTGTGCGGCCACGCCTCCCCCGCAGGACAGCGACACGACAGCGCCGGTACCGGGTAACAGTGGAACGCTCACCATTACACGGCTGACCACCAAGAGCGTGCGGCTCAACTGGACCGCGGCTACGGATAACGTGACGTCCGTTGCGAATTTGCAGTACGCGGTCTATCGCTCGACCAAACGCGTGACATCCCTGGCGGGCGCGGAAGCCTCCACGCTGATTGCCAATTATGCGAACAACATCACGACGTATACGGCCACGGGACTCAATTCAAAGAGCACTTATTACTTTTCTGTTGTGGTGCGGGATGAAGCCGGAAACAAAGCGGTCTATCAATTCGCGCTGCGTGCCGGCAGTCGCACGACCACGGTAACGGCGGAACCGAATACCGGATTTAACACGACGACCGAATCGGGGACGTTCAAGAAGCAACCCGAGCCGCGGAAGTAGGAACACATGGCCAGCAAAACGGAAATCGTCAATCTCGCGCTCCTGCGCATCGGTCAAAACACGCCACTCGTCGACGTCGACACCGATGACAACGCGGTCTCGCGGGCCGCACTCACGCTGTGGGATATCGAGCGGCTAAAGTTATTGCGCGGGTTCCGTTGGCCGTTTGCGAAAAAGTACCTCGTTCTGGAATTGGTCGACGGCGACATTGACGACCCGGCGAATACCGATTGGGTGTACGCGTACACCTATCCGGTCGATTGCGTGTTTGCCCGGCGCGTCCTGAAAGACGAAGGGCGCGAGGACGATTCCCCGCCACCGTTTGAACGGGGCCGCAGCGACGACGGCGACCCGCTGATTTTCACCAATCAGACGGATGCAGAACTCGAGTACACCGTCGACGTCACCGACCCCGCAGAGTTTGACCCGTCGTTCGTCTCCATGCTCGCGTGGAAGTTGGGCGAGGGGCTGGCGTTGGGTCACTCGCGCCTCGAGAACGCGCAGAAGATTTGCCAGGAGGGCTATGCCGCCGATCGTGCGGAAGCGCAATCGCGGGGGCTTCAGGAAGCGGAATACTCGATCTCCTCGGGACAAGCGGACTTCCGGGTAAGAGAACTTTTCAACCTCGCGTTGAGCCGCATCGGCATCGCGCGAAATGTCGTCGTGGCCGATCCCGAATTGCAGTTTGCGCAGCTCTGGCCACGCGTGAACTTCCCACAAGAGCGCGATTACGTGTTGCGGTGTTTCCATTGGCCCTTTGCCACGAAGTACGCCACGGCCGGCTTAATCGATGGGCGGAACGTCACGGCGGATCGAACCGACCGCGCGAATGACGATTGGGTCTATGTCTACCGGCAACCCTCCGACTGCTTGAACGTCCGACGCCTCACGATCCAGGGACTGCGGCAGCGTGGCCACAATCCGCCCCCGTTCGATGTGGGGCGCGGCTACGCATGGGAGAACGACACCGAAGAAACGTTGACGCTGACCAGCGTGACCGGCTGGACGCCGGACGATGAAATCACCATCACGGCGAGTGCGGACCTGTTCGCGGATTCCGATGTCGGCAGCGCCATTCAACTCGTCGACGGCGAAGACGTCGCCACGATCACAATTACCGAGTTTGTCTCGGCAACGGAAGTGATTGGATTCTCCGACGTCGACGTGCCGGTCTCGCTTCAGGAAACAGCCATCACGACATGGTCCCTTGTCTATGACGGCGCGTTGATCTACACCGACCAGCCCGATGCCCGAATTGCCTACACTGCCCGCATTGAAGACGTCGCGGCGTTTGATCCGATGTTCCGCTCGGCGCTCGCGTGGAGACTCGCGTCACTCCTGGCGCCCTCGATCGCGCAAACCAAAAACGACAAGGCCGTCGTGCAGCGGTGTGAAGTGATGTACCTCAACGACCTGGTGCGGGCGGAAGCCATTGCGGCCAACGAAAGCCAGAAAGACAAACCGCGGGAAGCGGAATGGATTCAGGCGCGGAGCGGCATCTGTAACGACCAACCACCCGGTATGACTTTTCAGGACTGGAACCGGCCCTAATGCAACGTTCGTTTAGCTTTGGCGAGATCGCGACCACGCTCTACGGCGGGGCGGATCCGCGCGTCTATCAGAACGCGCTGGCCCGTTGTCGCAACTTCATGGTCATGCGGCACGGTGGGGTGTGCAACCGGCCCGGTACGCAGTTCATCGCGGAAGTTAAAGACTCGACCAAGCGAACGTGGCTCCTCTCGTTCATCTTCTCGGATGAGGACGGGTTCATCATCGAAGCCGGTCATCAGTACTTCCGGCTCTACCACGATGGCGGACAAGTCACGGTCGGGAATCCGGACTCGTGGACGGACGCAACTCCGTACCTGCAAGGCGACCTCGTCGAAAACGACGGCCTGAACTACTACGCGATTCAGGCGCACACCTCGAATGCGGCGAACGATGAGCCGGGCGCTGGAACCAATTGGGAAGACTTCTGGTATCCGCAACCGGGCAACATCCTCGAAATCCCGACACCCTACGCGACCGAACATCTTGAGAAGTTGCAATGGAAGCAAGACGGGGACGTGCTCACCCTGACGCACCGGCTGTATCCGCCGTATGAATTGGTCCGCTTTCCTACGCGGTGGGTCTTGCGCATCATCTCGACGGCGCCGAGTATCGATCCTCCGGAGAATGTTGTCGGATCGGCCTCCGATGAATCGGGCGAGTCCGGCCCGACCCTCGAGTACAAGTACGTCGTCACGGCCGTCAAAGCGGAAACTTACGAAGAGTCGTTGCCTTCCGATCCGGTCTCCGTGGTGGGCATTGGCGAACCGACACCCGAGGAGCCGCATGTCATCAGTTGGGACGCGGTCACGGGCGCGGTGGAGTACAACGTCTATTGTGATTTGGCCGATAACGGGACCTTCGGGTTCATCGGTGTGGCCACCGGACAGACTACCTTTAACAACATCGGCTATCCTCCGGACCTCTCGCTGACACCTCCGATTGAGCGGACGCTGTTTGATACTGCGGACAATTACCCGGCGACGGCGACCACGTATCAGCAACGGCGCGTCTTCGCGTCAACGAATACGGACAAGTCCACGGCGTGGACCTCGCGCACCGGATTCCTAAAAAACTTTTCGATCCGCTCACCCTTGCAGGAGGATGACGCGGTCACGTTTACGGTGGTCGGCCGGCGTATCTCGGAAATCCGGCATGCGATCGAAGCGGGTAAGCTGGTCCTGCTGACGGCCTCCGGAGAATGCGTGGTGTTCGGCAACGTCGACGGCGTGCTGACTCCGTTCGCGATCAACGCCAAGCATCAGAGCTATTACGGCACGGACTACGTCATGCCGGTCGTGGTCGGCAACACGATCATCTTCGTTCAAGTGCGTGGGCGGGCGTTACGCGACCTCGAATTCTCCGACACCGTCGACGGCTATCGCGGGCGCGACTTGCAGTTGTACGCCTCGCACCTGACCGAAACCCACGTCATTGAGCGCATCGATTTTGCTCAGGTTCCCCATAGCGTCATTTGGGCCGTCCGATCGGACGGTACTTTGCTGGGCTGCACCTATATCAAAGACTTGGACGCGTTTGGCTGGCATCGTCACGACACCGCGGACGGGACCGGCAGCCTGTTTCAGTCCTTGGGCGCGGCCTCCTCTCCCACCGAGAGCGGGCGCGGTGTGTTTGAGGACGTGCGGGTCATACCCGAGGGTAAACCCGAACTGCCTAGCACGCCTCCACTAGAAGACTCCTCAGGCGGTTCGAGCGGCGGCAGCTCAAGCGCAGAGTCGAGCAGTGGCATCGCGGACGAATTCGGCGTCGATGCGATTTACGTCCAGTGCAACCCGCGCATCGGGGCGGGCGAACTCACGAATTCCATGTTCATGCTGGGGCGGGACAAGCTCTATCGGTCGACGCTGCCGTCCGGTGGCGATACGGAAGATTGGACGGTCTGGGAAGAGATCGCATTGCCGGCAAACGGCGATCACTGGAAGCGCATTTGGGGAGATCCCACCGGTATCCCGATGATCCTGGCCGACAACCGCAAGATCGCAACCAAGGAAGTCTGCAATTTAATCGCGGATCCTCTTCCCCAAACGGATAACCCCTTCGTCGCCTACGACACGATCATGCAGGTGAATCCCTACGGGGGTTACGGACGCTCGCGGCCGACGGGTGCGTACAGCGCCATTGACGGTTCCTACCTCTGCACCACGCTGATGTCGACCGAAGACAGCAAGATGTACGCCGTGACCGATTCTCCCGCGCCTGCGAGTACGCGTCCGTCATGCGTCACGCAAGAATTCATCGAGGATTCGGAGGATTTGCCCGGAGGTTATACCTGGAACCGTGTGCGCTGCGCTGAAATCATCACGGAAACCGAACTCACCAGCAATGTGCTGGCCTTGTCGAACGGGAACAAGGTCGCGCGCTGGTTCTCCGATACACCGCATAGCGACACCGGCTTTGTTCTCGTGAATTGTCCGGATGGGGACTGGCGCGATGTGGCCTTCGACAGCGACGCGTATCTCGCGGTGGGTGTCGGCGAGAACCAGATTATGGTCTCGACGGACGGTGTCTCGACCTTC